TCAGATTTTATCTGCATGATGAAGTAACACAAATTTATCCCACAGTTGTTCTTCTGTTTCTTGTCGGTCTGGATCGGTAATAATAGTATTATTTATCGGACAGACTGAGTGACAGGTTGGAGTATCATAATGACCGATGCATTCGGTGCAACGCTCAGAATCGATTTCATAGATTTCATCTCCCATTGATATTGCTTGATTGGGACATTCGGGTTCACACATATCACAATTGATACAGCTTTTTTTGATTAATAACGACATTTCAATAAATTAACTTTTTCTTCACTTTATATTTAGTGTGTTATCGCCGGTTCTTATTCCATTCTATTACACACTGGTTGCATTGCTACATAGTATAAATTACATGGAAAAACGAAGTCTAGCACGATATAAGTCTAGTACTACATAATAGCATCTTTTGTTTTTCACATCGGCGGTGATAGCCACTCTGTTACATTCGATGCAATGAGTCTCAGGTTGTTTTATTCATAAAATAATTGAGGCCGGGTTCTGTCTTAATGCCGGCCTTTTATTAATTAATTACGATAATGGGTTAATCGGTCATGCTTTATAAAATTAATACCCTATTGCTCTAAAAAATGCTATAACATCAGCATCTAAACCGGTAGGACTTCTAAAACATCGAAACTGGCTCTGATTTTCTATCATTACTGAGAATATCCCGGCTGCTTCAGGAGTATGGCCAGAATGAGTTAATGTGATATTTAAACATTTATTCGGGAATGGTATTGGAAAATAATTTAAATACCCGGCGTTAGTAGATAAACTACCGTTAACTAGTGCAATTCCCCACATTTCAATTAAACCTGAAGGTAATTTTTGCCAGCCAGCCTGAGCTAAGTTTGCGGTGAAAAACGACATATCTGGAATCTGATGAACCCCAATTCCTATTTCCCGTTTTGCCGCTTCATTTAAACCTAAGTTTTTCACAAACGCATTTTTATTGGGAATATCTGCGCCGTTTTGTGCTTTTTCTAATGCGGAGTCGGAAATTTTAGTTATAATTTTTTGTTCTAATGCTCTATTTAATTGAGTAGTGAGTTTTGCGGTATCACCATCATCCAAAACATCACTGCCAGATTCTGTCGCGATAAAATCAGCTACGACAGAGGATATAGTTGATGACTGACGTAATGCTTTATTTAACACATGAAGGGAAATTCTATCGTTTTCTGGAAACCCAGTTTTTAAACTTTGCTCTCCTTCATATACTGCTTGGCTCACTACATTAGCGTTATTTTCAATAGAAAACGCTTTAAAATCATTTTTGGGATTCATATATATTTTCCTGAAGTTCAATGGTGAGTTTTATAGATAATATCTTAAATTATTGTAGAGGTAATTTATCAACGCTCATAGTATAGAGATGAGAAGAAATAATTAAATATCTTTATATCTTATGATGTTAATTATTTTTCGTATATTTTAAGTAATAAATAATTTAATATATTTCAATTGAAAACATATCGAAATGATTAATTTTATCTTATGGAAACCATTTTAAATAATTTCTATATTGAAAGGTTTGTTATGGAAATTAAATTTCTATGATGGATAATGTAACTAATGTTGCATGAGTTAACAAATATTGACGGAGAATGAATTGTATGATGATAGAATATTTATCATTGTAGCATCAGCAATAATAAAATAATTAAGACCGGGTTCTGTTTGAATTCCGGTCTTTTTGTTAATTACGATAATGGAGCAATTGGCCAGTTAATTTCTGGGGTTTTATCAAAATAATTATAAAATGTGAGATAGATAACAACTATTAGCGTTGAAAGTTAGTTATTAGATATCCCTACTACAAATATGCGTACAGGCGGAAAGGTTGTATCACGAGACTGCCAGTGTGATATTATTACTAGGTTTTCTTTATTGATTTTTAATATTTCAGCTCCTTCACCATAGTTACCTCCACTGATATATCCTCCCATGCTGGAAAGTATAGCATGAGGTTCATAAGAGTATGCAATTGGGTATGTGATAGTGAATGTTCCCTCGTTACCTAAACTGGGAGCCTTTGCATATACAGATTGGAATAAGATATATTTTCTCTCTGATCCGATGAAAAATGGAATTTTAAAAGTCATGAAATTACCCCCTTGTGTAAACAGAGGAGTACCTGCTAATAATAAGTCCAATAAACCGAGATTTTTTACAAACTCATTTTTATTAGGAATATCTGCCCCATTTTTTGCTTTTTCCAATGCGAAATCGGGAATTTTAGTTATAATTTTTTGTTCTAACGCTTTATTTAATTGTGCAGTTAGTTTGGCTATATTACCATCATCCAAAACATCACTGCCAGATTCTGTCGCGATAAAATCAGCTACGACAGAGGATATAGTTGACGACTGACGTAATGCTTTATTTAATACATGACGGGAAATTCTATCATTTTCTGTAAACCCAGTTTTTAAACTTTGCTCTCCTTCATATATTGCTTGGCTCACTACATTAGCGTTATTATCAATAGAAAACGCTTTAAAATCATTTTTGGGATTCATATATATTTTCCTGAAGTTCAATGGTGAGTTTTATAGATAATATCTTAAGTTATTGTAGAGGTAATTTATCAATATTTATAGTATAGAGATGATAAGAAATAATTAAATATCTTTATATCTTATGAGGTTAATTATTTTTCGTATATTTTAGGTAATAAATAATTCAATATGTTTTAATTGAAAATATATCGAAATGATTAATTTCCTCTTATGGAAGCCATTTTAAGTAATTTTCAGATTGAAAGGTTCATTCTGGAAATTAAATTTCGATGATGGGTAATGTAACTAATGTCGCATGAGTTAATAAATATTGACGGAGAATGGGTTGTATGATGACAGAATATTTATCATTGTAGCATCAGCAATAATAAAATAATTAAGACCGGGTTCTGTTTGAATCCCGGTCTTTTTGTTAATTACGATAATGGCTTAATTGGCCAGTCAATTTCTGGTGCGTTTGAAGTGTCAACCCGGTTAAGCATCACTCGGTATTTTTTCCATTCTTTGAGTAATAGCATCTCTTCGTCTGTTGCTATATCAAGTTCTTTTGCATCAAAAAGTGGAGTTATTTTTTCATTTGCAAGAGATATAAATTGTGTTTTTTGGCTTTCCGCTATAAATATCAATTCCTCTTTTGTTGGTGGTGGGATATCTTCCCAGCAAGGAAGACCATCTTCACCACAGGAAAGTATTTTTCCTATGGGTGGGATTCCTGAAAATTCATTGAATATATTATCAGTTACAGGTAAAGGGTCATTTGGCCATGAGCCAGCTTCAATATAATTCTGTTGTAATAATAGTGGATAAAATGCTCTATTTAATGCACTGAATACATAGTTTTTATCGTTCATAATTCTCTGCCAAATTTAATTAAATAATCATCATAATGAATTAATTGTTTTTAATTAATATCCTATTGCCCTAAAATAGGTATAAACATCAAGTGCATAAGGGGTAGAACTTCTATAACATTTGAACTGACTTTGATTTAATACGGATGCCCCGAATATTCCTGCTGATCCGGGGTCCCAATCATTGTGAGTTAACGTGATGCTAAAACATTTATTTGGGAATGGTATTGGAAAGTTATTAATATATCCGCCATTAGGATTTCCACCGAGAGAAACTATTGCTATTCCCCACATTTCAATTAAACCTGAGGGTAATTTTTGCCAACCATTCTGAACCAAGTTTGAGGTGAAAAATGACATATCTGGAATTTGATTAACTCCGGTTCCCACTTCCCGTTTTGCCGCTTCATTTAAACCTAAGTTTTTCACAAACGCATTTTTATTTGGAATATCCGCGCCGTTTTGCGTTTTTTCTAGTCTTTTATTGGCGTTATCATTTACATCGAAAACAAGCTTCTGAGTTGCAGCCAGTGTATTGCTATTGCCAACCACATTTGTAAGCTGAATAATACCTTTCTGTGTTAATGAGGCGTCGGGAATTTTTGTTGTAATTTTTTTTTTCTAACGCTTTATTTAATTGTGTAGTGAGTTTGGCTATATTACCATCATCTAAGACATCACTGCCAGATTCTGTCGCAATAAAATCAGCGACAACAGAGGCTATTGTGGACGACTGGCGTAATGTTTTATTTAATATATGAGAGGTAATATTTTCTGGAGGAAATCCAGTTTGTAAATTCGGACTTTTTTCGTATATTTCTTGACTGGCTACATTAGCATTATTGCTAGTAGAAAACGCTTTAAAATCATTCTTAGGACTCATACATATATTCCTTAAGTAAATAATATTCTTTTATAATTAACATATTGAGTTATAGTACAGGTAATTTATCGAGATTGATTTCAATTATAGTCTACGCCAAAAATAGGATAATAAGATTACATTATTAATCAATCGATTGATTGTTTGTATGTGGCTGACGGTAATAAATCGTTTAACGTCTTGTAATAGAAAGCATATTCAAAGTTTTTTATTTTACATTTGTAAATTATTTTATCTTGTCTATTTTGTCAATTTTCAAACGGTTTTAACAAGTTTTATTAAAATAGATGGTGTCAGAATAGTGGTTACGAAAATAGTATTGTTTTGTCTGTTGATTGAATTATTATATTTTTTTGTTTGTTCGATAAATATAGATAAATATTTATATCAAATAGAGGAATAAATTTTTTGCTAAAAAATAAAATGGGAAAAGGGCTGCTATGCAGCCCATAATTTTAATCAGCAATATAAATTTCTGTAATATCAGGACAATCCTCTTGGTTTACTATAGATAACCTCAGCCCTGCATCTGACGAATGCACAACGAGCCATCCTTTTGAACCATACCCTGTACCAACCAAAATATTATCGATCGGAGGCATTTGTAAAGGTAAAAATATACCTTGGCTAACAGTACGTAAATATATACATCGTCCTCGTATATCCTGACTCAGTGATATGCTACTTCCTTTGTCTCCACCGGCTCCTATTTTCCGCCACCACTGATTAGGGCCTTTCTTTTGATATCGCTCGTCAACTTCCGCACGTGAAAACGCCCCCACATCTCCGGCTACCAGATTGATGTCTTCAGTTAGCGCTTTGCCGTTAATTCTCCTGCTATTCGGTACAGCGTTTTTCGCCAAATTGACGGTTTCCAACAAATCGAGATTTTTCACAAACTCGTTTTTATTGGGAATATCTGCCCCATTTTGGTTTTTGGCTAATTTATTGTTAGCATTATCATTTACATCAGAAACAAGCTTCTGAGTTGCAGCGAGTGAATTACTATTACCAACCACATCGGTAAGCTGAACAATACCTTTCTGAGTTAATGAGGCATCGGGAACCTTTGGTGCCATTTTCTGTTCCAGAGCATTATTTAATTGAGCGTTGAGTTTCTCTATATTTCCGTCATCCAGAACATCATTGCCAGATTGTGTCGCGATAAAATTAGCAACTACAGAGGATATTGTGGATGATTGACGTAATGCTTTATTTAATATATGGGTGGTAATACCATCGGGTTCAAACCCAGTCTTCAAATTTTGACTCTCTTCATATTTTTCTTGGCTTGCTACATTGGCGTTATGACTAATAGAGAAAGCCTTAAAATCATTTTTAGGATTCATAGTATACTCCTTAAATTAAGTGATAAACTTTATAGATAATATATTGAATTATTGTAAAAGTGATTCCTTATTTAATGCGTTAAATGCATGGTTCTTATTGTTCATGATTTTTTGCCATGCTAATTAAGTGAACATGGCAAGTTGATTTTTATTAAATTAAAATCCTATCGCCCTAAAATACGCGCCAACAGGCGTAGGATGATTAGTAGGGCTTCTATAACATCGGAATTGACTCCGATCTACTACGTGTACTGAACATATTCCAGAATCTTGAGGATTATAACCACCGTTAGCTAACACAATATTTAAACATGCGTTCGGAAATGGTATTGGGAAATTATTTAAATACCCGGCCTCCATAGAACCATAGCCGTGAACTAGTACAAACCCCCACATTTCAATTAAACCCGAAGGTAATTTCTGCCAGCCGGTAGAACTTAGGTTTGCGTTGAAAAACGACATATCTGGAACTTGATTAACGCCAGTTCCTATTTCCCGTTTTGCAGCTTCATGTAAACCTAAGTTTTTCATAAATGCATTTTTATTAGGAATATCTGCGCCATTTTTTGCTTTCTCTAAGGCGGAGCTGGAAATTTTAGTGATAATTTTTTGTTCTAACGCTCTATTTAATTGTGTGATGAGTTTAACAATATCTCCATCATCCAGAACATCATCGCCAGATTGTGTCGCGATAAAATCAGCCACGGCTGAGGCTATTGTTGATGATTGACGTAATGCTTTATTTAACACATGAGTAGTAATATCTTCTGGTGGAAACCCGGTTTGTAAATTCTGACTTTTTTCATATTCTTGTTGACTCACTATGTTGGCATTATTATTAATAGAAAAAGCTTTAAAATCATTCTTGGGACTCATATACACTTTCCTTAAATAAAATAATGTTCTGTTATAATTAGCATGTTGAGTTATAGTATAGGTAATTTTTTGAGATTGATTTCAATTATAGTCTACTCCAAAAAGAGGATAATAAGATTATATTATAACTTAAGCGATTGATTATTTATGTATGACTGATGACAATAAATTGTTTAACATATTGTAATCGAAAGGATATTCAAGATGTTTATGTTTTATATCTGAAAATTATTTTATCTTATTTCTTCCGGCAATTTTAATAATGGTTTTCACAAGTTTTATTAAAATACAGGGTGTAAAAATAGCAGCTACGAAAGTATTATTATTTTATCTATTGGTTAGGTTATTATATTTTTTTTATGTTTTTTCCATAGATATAGATGTTATCTCCTGAAAAATAAAATAAAAAAAGGGCTGCCATGCAGCCCATAATTCTAATTATAAATCATATTTGACCGGATTGAGACGCCAAAAGCATAGGAAATCAGCCGGTCAAAATAGTCATTATTATCACTGAAAAAAGATCGGGGATAGAATAATGTCTAGTCTTGATAATTGTATTATTCTGGTATTTGTGGCCACTCAATATCTGAAACCATTGAGGTATCAATACGGCTCAGTAATACCACATACTTCTTCCAGGCAAGTAATAATGCTTTCTCTGCGTCTGAGGCCATCTCAGTCTCAATAGCATATTGTAATAAAATGATGGCTTCATTTGCCTGCTGGCGAAGAATAACACGTTGTTGTTCTACCTGTTTAATCTGATTGGCTTTTTGAGCTTCAATATCTGTTACCCATTTTTCGCCATCCCACTTATCAAAATCGGTGCTTGGTTGTTTGAATGTCAGCGTTTCTGGTAATTCACCCGGTTCAATGATTTCCTTCTGTTCCCCAGTTTGGATGTTGTAAGCTATTTTCCCTCGATAATCTGGTACCATTTGCCAGCCGGTTAAATCAGGTGAACGACAAGCGATATATCCCTCTTGGGTTTTAGGTGGTGCGTCTGTGCAGGAGTTAGCAGGAAGGCCGATACCAACGGGAAGGTACTCATCAGAACTGTTTAAATATTCCAGCGTAATCGCATCGTAATTAAATACAACGATACTTCCGGCACTGATGGCAATATTATTTTTATCCAGTACAGCTTTATTCATCATGCAATCCTCACAATGTAATTAAATGCCACGTTTCGTGGACGTGTTTCTATTCCCGTTGAAGCGGCAATCACATTATCCATGTAACCGTAACCACCAGATCCCATACCGATAGCGATACCTAGTCCGCGCGGATCAATGCCGTAGTTAACGTTTTGGTAGACACTATTGAGAATACGGCCTGCCGCACCCACCCCATCGGTTCCACCATTTGAGTGGGACCACATCCGAACAACTCTGTGACTATGTGGAGCAATATCTGCCAGTTGCCAGGATAATAGATATCGGCCAAGATCCACCCCACGCCCATCATCCCAGCCCCGGATAAATTCACCACGTAAATCAGGTAATCTACCAGTAGGATAAGCTTGCGCTAATTTTGGATATAAAGTTTGATCAAAGATTGCTCCATTGCATTTCACCCACCCATTTGGTGGTATGTCAGCCGGCCAGGGAAGTGGTATTCCTACCGGGATTTCGTCAAGTACCAACGTGCTCATTATGCTGCCCTCATCGTATAGTTAAACGCTAGGTTATGTGGCTTTGATGCCCTTATATAGGTAACTTGCCACTAAGACAAACTTCCGCTAATTTTAGATATAAAGTTTTATCGAAGATCGTTCCATTACATTTCACCCACCATTTGGTGGTATGTCAGTCGGCCAAAGAGGTGATACACCTACCGGAATTAACTTTTCCAATAAGTTTCGGTTTTTCACAAGTACATTTTTATTAGGAATATCTGCAATATTTTTTAATTTTTCCAATGCGTAATTGGAAATTTTAGTTATGATTTTTTGTTCTAACTCTCTATTTAATTGAGTGTTGAGTTTAGTGATATCGCCATTATCGAGAACACGATCACCAGATTGTGTCGTGATGAAATTAGCCACAACAGAGACTATTGTTGACGATCGACGTAATACCTTATTTAATAAATGAGTGGGGACATTATCTGGTAGAAACTCAGAATACAAACTCAGGATTTTTTCGTATTTTTCTTGATTTACTACATTAGCATTATTGCTAGTAGAAAAATTCTTAAAATCATTTTTGAGACTCATATACTTTCCTCAAATTAGGTTATGTATTTATAGACCATACCTTGAGTTGTTGTAAAGATAGTGTCCGTTAATTTATAATTTAAGATGTTAATTATTTATATGTAATTGGTAGTAATAAATAGTCAATATTTTTAATCGAAAATATACCTAAGGTATTAATGTTTTGTTTCTACTAACTATCTTTGATGGTTTATATATGGAAAGATTTATATTGGAGGTTGAGATAAAAGGTGTGGCAGGAAAAATAAAAAAATTTATATGTATAATTTTTATCTCTGATTCTTATGATTTCGCTTTAATTATATTTTTCATGGCTGTTATAGTTGCTTGAGGGTTTTTATGACAGATGGTGGTGGGTGGGCACTTCCAATGGCTGCATTATCCAACGGAACATTGAATAGTTTTAACGCTTGGGTAGCTGGTAAAGCTTTCGATTATCTTGGAAATGAAATCAAATTATCTGCTGATGCCTATGTAGTTGGACAATATCTTGCAATCGGATTTTAA